GGCATCGCGCAGGGAATACTCCTTGGCGTGTTGCTCCATTTCGATTTCATCCGACTTCGAAGCTGCTCCTGCCAAGTTCCGGGCAAGGATCTTTTCAGTCTTCTCCGCAGACTCAATCTTGGAGTCCAAATCGAAAATGGATTCGTTGAGGTCAGCCTGACGGGCTTCCTCTTCTTGGGTGAACTCGCGGTCGTCAGTTTTTGCCGCGTGAACGAGGGTCTCCAACTCGGTAATGAGGGAGGCTCGTTCTTCCTTCAAAGCAATAGAGTGCTTCATTTTTTGGGGGAATTGTGGTGATGAATAGAAAGAAGTGCCTCCGCTTGTTTCCGCTTTGGAGCAAGTGTCGGCGGGGTTTCGTTTTCAGGGGTTGCCTCGATTTCCTTCTCGGCCTCCAATGCGGCGATCATATCGCGCATCTTGACGGAGGTCTGAGGGTAGGCGGGGCTGACTACGGGTGAGATGTCTGCAATCCGTGCAACACGCTTAATCGTGCGACGATAGCTTCCATCTTCCTTCTTCTCGTAGTCATCTTCTCGGACGATGAACCCGAAGCTTGATCCTCGGACATCGCCACGTTTAATGCTTTCAGCCAAGTCTTTGGCATAGGATTGGTTGCCAAGCTTGAAGCTATAGAACAGGCCGTGTTCATCGACCTTTAGTTCCAAAGTGCCTTGACCGTTGTAACTGCGGGCCAAGGGCATATTTTGATCGTGATTGAACAAGGCAACGACATCGTCATTAAGCCTATCGTCGAATGCCCCGTGCTGGACTACCTCTTCGACCGCGCCAATCATCGTGGGTTGCCCAAAGACTGCGGCATACCCTTCTACTGTCCTGCCTTCGTCAGCAAGACGCACTTCAGTATTTTCAGTCACTTCGATGTGACGGCGTTCAATTTCACTCATAGATGGTTCTCTTTGCTCCTCCTCCATAGGTTCGGAATTGCCCTCACCGCCGCCCTTCGGGCCTTCAGTAATACCCGGTCTGGGTTCAGGCTTCGCGATGAAATCTGCATTTGGCCCGGAAGGGTTACTTAGGGGGTCTTGTTGCACACCACCGAAGCCAGGGGCCTTCTGCAAAGTGATGTAGATGGATTCCTCGGTCTCCTGAACCGCCATAACGTGACGCTTCTCGGCATCGTCCTCGGCGGCCCGTTCAGCCTTATTGATTACACCGCTACACCAACTCTTCATACTGGATCCACCCCAAGCTGCGTACATAATGCTACCGCAGATATCCTTTCCCTTATCGTCGGTGAACTTGCCTTGGTTGTAAACACCAGCACGGCTCAAGAAACTGAAAGTCCTTTTGACGACATCCAATGTCAATGGAGAGCCTGAAGATATTTGGGATGCTCTGCGCCAGCCGATAGGAGTTCCACAGGACGTGCCGTTCTTCTCCTTGTGGCGGAGCGCACGGCGGGCGGCCTTACGAGCTGCATCAGGATAATTACTGTACGTCTTCGCCATCTTCTTGGTGGTCGTCCTCAAGTTGTTTCCCTTGAGGCTCTGGAATTACATCATTACTTTTTGATTTCGAGACCAGCATTTCCGCGTAATCTGGCATCGAGTCCAATGGCAATTGGTTAACCTGAACCAGGTTGATCGAACCAGACGGCACGGAATTGCGGTCTTCTAACTCGCGAACCTCGTTAATAGTTAAGCATCCACGACCCAACATAGTTGCATAATAATTAGCGCGGGCTTCCATATCACCTCGCATCAGCGAAATCATACTGAACTTGAAGGTGTGAGACTTACGCTCGACAGGAAGCAATAGTTTCTTCCTCATTTCCTGCTCAATCATACACACCCAAGGATGGATTGTGTGTTTGGCAAAGAAGAGGTCTTGTTGCTCCACATTGGAATACTTCTGGTCACCGACCTGTACCATACTCGATGGGACATTGAAGATCCGGCAGATTTCCTCGACCTGATATTTTCGGGTCTGGAGTGCCTGTGCCGTTTCCGGCGGAATGCCGACGCGCTCGTACTTCAGCCCGGCCTCAAGAATCGCAGTAGCGTGACTACTGTTCATTCCGTGGTACTTGGCATCCCAAGTACTACTTAGTCGGCGATACTGATCTTCGGACAGGGTTTTGTCCGTCATCAGAACCCCGCTCATATTTCCACCACTTCCGAAGAAGCTGCTTCCATACTGCTGGGCGGCATATGCCAATCCAATGTTCTCCATATGCTCCCGAATAGGGCTGATGCCCCGAAAGCACTCAATGGCCAACACGTCCTCGTTGAACAGAGCCTCCTCACTTTCCTTGTACAAGTAGATCCGTCTACCGTTCAATGTCCGCGCTCGAATTTGATCCGGAGGGATGAGGTTTAAACTTGCTGGTCTTCCATCCTGGTCGCGCTCAATCAAGGCGTAGCCACCACCGTGCATAAGCGCATCAGAGATGATGTACTGCCAGAAGTGAAATGGCGTGAAGTATGGATTAGGCTCAATTGCACAAAGGTTGTATGCAGGGTGTTCGGTGTTCGGTGTCTTGCCACCTTCAACCCTCTCGTACAAACCCAAGTCCAAGCTGGCTATTGTACTTGCAATCTTGTTGATGCAAGCGTACACCGCGCCAACCGCCATCGCCCCATCCTCACTCAACGCAACGCCAGAACGCGTATGCGTCCAAGGGTAGATGTTGATTGGGTCATAACTACGCTCCTCTTGCTGCACAGGGCGTACTGCCTCGCGTAACCTTGTAAATAGTCCCTTGCGGTCTTGAGCCATTCGCGGCAAGGATATGGTCAGCCGTTGCTATTGCAACACTACGATGTTCGATTTCTTCTCAAGATCCGGCGCAGGATTGTATGGAAGCTTTGGTAGCAACTATATCGGTTGCGACCAAATAGACGGAAGTAGTCCTCCTCAACTGACCAATAGGCATCAACATTCCGGTTGTAGTCGTAGAGCCTCTTTTGGTATTCTTCTACAAACCCTTCCGGCGTACTTAACCTCCGGGCCAATTCGAGTTGTTCTTCGCAGGTCATAGGAAGCGTATGTCATAGTCTTCAGGGAACTGATCTTCTTGCTGGTCCGTCATCGCCTCCCCCACGGCGCATATCAGGGCTGTAATGCCGTCTATCTTGTCCTGCGATTTTGACTTGTCGGGTTTGCAGTTCATAGCCGGATCGTAGGCAACTTCGAGATTTCCAGCCATCCAGCGTAAAACAGGGTCTCCTTCGTGATTGATTTTACCCTCAAGCAAAAGGCGATACACTTCCTTCATCGGTGCGGACATACTCACATAACCCTGACCCATCGGTGACATTACCACACCGTCTTGTGTGAGATTGATGATTAGCTGACTACTGTTATAGCGGTCAAAGGCGATGCTCTTCAAGTTGAATTTGCGCATAATGCAGTCCTCGTCAAACTGCACTTTGCCATCTACAACGTGATACCCGCTAATGGCTTGACGAATGTAATCGTAGTCGGTCACGTTGCCGGGAGTTACTGTCACTTCATCAGCGTGACGCAGCTCAAGGTATATCGTGCTTTCATCCTTGTACAGTCGTCTTTCAATCGCTTCCTCTGGTAGCCAATAGTATCGCTTCAGGTCATAGCCGCCATCATCACAGGGGAACACCAGAACAAGGGAGCAGAAGTCGCTGACCGAAGCAAGGTCAAGACCGCCATAGCAAACTCTATCATCTACTTCAAACTTCCCGTGGTCGTTGCTCATCCACACCTCATCCGTCACCCAGGTCTCACTACTTCGAACCCATAGGTTGCAATGTTTGGTCTTAAAGTTGACTTCCTCGGCTCCCCCGTAGTTACGCGCTTGAGTCGCCTGTTGGTCTAAATACTCGTAGGTGATGGATTCGTTCAAGCTAGGGTTGGCCTTTATCCAAGTTTCACGATCCCGCCAATCATCATCGTCGTCCAACTCGTAGATCATCGCGAAGAGACTCTCATCTGTCTTCTTCTTGTCCAGCACCTCCTTACACGTCTTGGCAAGTTGGTAGCAAGGCCCATCCACATTGAATCCAGCAGTTGTGATGGTCATCATCAATGGTTGGCTACGAGAACCCATTGAGGATTTGAGTACGTTGTAAACGTGCGATGTTGTGTGCGCGTGATACTCGTCAACCACGGCCAAATGAGCATTGAGTCCATCAAGGCTATTCCGGTCACTCGACAGAGGTTCAGCCTTACTGTTGGTGTCGTGAACGTGCATATTGGCACGGTGTATGCCGATGCGCTTTAACAAGGAAGGGCTGCTCTTAACCATCCTCTGCGCTTCCTCAAAACAAATTCGGGCTTGGTCCCTCTTGGTGGCGCAGTAGTATACTTCACTACCCTGTTCGTTATCGAAGTCGAGCATCGCCAAACTGATGCCCGCAAGCAATGTTGTCTTGCCGCTTTTTCTTCCGACCTGGATGTAAGCGGTGCGATACCGACGGTGACCGTTATCGTTTACCCAACCAAAGATGTTGGCTACCACAAACTCCTGCCAAGGGAGCAAGAGAAACGGCTTACCCGCAAACTTGCCCTTGCTATGCTTAAGGTATTTCGTGAAGAAGGTGATGTACTTGTCGGCAAGATCCGGACGGAAGGTGTAGTCGCACTCTCCCTCCAGGTCGTCAGCAAATCGCTGACAAGCCAGCCTAACGTACCTCGATGCCGGGATGTCCCCGTTCAGTACGTCCTCCGCATATTGGACATACTTCATCCGCTTTAGGCTTTACCGTGTGCTTGACGGCCAGAGACTCTGGCGTGGCAGGGCGTACAAAGTCCCCGCATTGTGTCGATATCGTAGAATCGGTCGTCCTCTCTATCCCGCATCCGCACCGGGATGATGTGGTCAGCGACATTGGAGGGAGTAACTTTACCAAGCTGCAAGCACAACACACAGGATGGGTCTCGTCGAAGCACCAGCATTCTCGTCCTCTGCCATTGTTTTGTGTGGTATCGGGGGTCTGCATCTCGCGTTCTGCCAAACTGCGGCCTACGCTTCTTACGAGCAACCTTCCAAGGTCTTCGTCTTTCATTTTTTGGTATTCTCGGCATC